GCCAGATGGCTCAGTGTATTTACATTCTGAATCAGAATCTGGTCGTGGAGAAGAAGAAGGTGGTAATTACCAAGGTACAGGTAAAAAACATAGAGGCACAGGTGATAGGGCTAGATTAGCCGCAAACAAAACTCAAGGCCAATCCGCTACAATTTTAACTGAGTAAATTTATGCCATATGGCGAAACAAATGCTCTAGGGGCGTTACTAGATCGACACCATGAAAAGCTGAAGAATAATCGGCATAATTGGGAACGTCAATGGCAGGATATGGCAGAATACGTTTTGCCTCATCGTGCAGACTTCATTTCTGTTCAGTCAAAAGGTAAAGAACGTCTAGAAATGGCGTTTGAAGGTACAGCAATGCGATTATTGAAACGCTTTGCATCTAATATACATAATGTATTTACACCAATGGGTGCAGAGTGGTTTAAATTAACTACTGGCATAACACAACTAGATAAGCAACGTAACGTAGCACTCTGGTTAGAAGAAGCATCTAAAATTGTAAAATACCATGTATCACGACCAATCAGTAATTTCCAAAGTTCAGTCTTTCAATACTATCTTGAAGCAGGGTCTTTCGGCACTGGTATCATTTTTGTTGAAGACGTTCCCGGCTTTGGCCCTCGTTATCGTAATTTCCCTCTTTCGGATTGTATACTTGGGTCTGGTAGCGAAATGGAAATTGATACAGTTTTTCGGAACTATAAACAAACAGCAAAAGACTTAATTTCTAGGTTTAATCCTGAAACTCTACCAGAAGAAATACTTAAAAAAGCTACTTCAGAAAAACTCCTAGATGAATATGATGTGGTACACGCAGTATTTCCTGCATGGACTGCAATAGATATGTTGCCAGAAGGGTTTCAGAAACCATTTGTATCAGCACATTATTTAAAAGATAAAAAGACTATCCTCTCATTAGGAGGGTACGACGAAATGCCCTATATCTGTGCTAGATGGGAAAGATCGGATCGTGAAATCTATGGTAGAGGCCCAACTTGGGAGATAATGCCTGACATAAGACTTATCACTGAAGTAGATAAAACTTATCTGAAAGCAGTTCAAAAGGCGGTGTCTCCCCCAATGTTTGTTCCAGATTCAGGGCTACTTGATCCACTAGATACAACACCAGATGCAATAAATTATTATACAGTTGGACTAGGTGGCAAAGATACAATATTTGAAGCACCTACAAATGCACGACCAGATTATGCAGAACGATTAAGTGCTAAATGCACTGCCGCTATTAGGGAAGGATACTTTTTAGATTTACTTGAATTACCCGGCCCTGTTGCTCCCGATGGCGATGTAATGCGCTTCTCTGCAACAGAAGTTTCTGTAAGGATGAGACAAAGGATGCCTGTACTTGGCCCAATACTCGCTCGTCAGGAAGCAGAATTTCTTGATCCACTTATCAGAAGGACAGTAAATATCCTAATGAGAAGTTTTCTGATGCCTGAAATGCCACCGGAAATGGAGAATAACTTTAAAATAGAATACTTGAATCCTGTGTCTATATCGTTACGATCTGGTGAAATAAACTCTATGAATCAGTTGTTTGAAATGATTATGCCACTTGCTCAGATAGATCAAACAATACCAATGTATTTTAATACTCAGCAAATACTTAAAAATACTGCTGAAGTATTACAAATTCCTGTATCCAATTTGCGATCCGAAGAAGAAGTACAAGCAATGGTTCAAGCACAACAGAGAGAAAAAGAAGCACAGCAACAAATGCAACTTGCAGAATCAACAGCTAATGTTACTGAAAAGCAAGCAAAAGCTAATGCATTAAATGCACAGGCAGAATGAGAAATCGTTGGAATAACGAAAAACAGAAAAGACAGAACTTTAAAGAGGTTTTTGGTAGTGAGCAGGGTAAAGACGTTTTAGCATTATTAGCTAATTCACATTTTGTTTACCGAACTACTCATTCCAATGACCCCTATACCTCTGCATGGCAGGAAGGTCAAAGAACTGTAGTAATGGAGATTATTAATCTCGTTGGTGCAGATTTAGAGACTATTCGTAAAAGAATTGACATGCAGGAAACTGCTCGTCTTCAACAACGAGCCTAACCTTAACATAATTTGATTATGAGTGAAGAAACAGTTGCCCCTGACGATTCAGGACAAGTTGCTGAAGAAACTAATTCCTTTGAATTTAGTGCTTCTAATATGCCTGAAGGTCTAAGGGATGAACCAAGTCTCCAAACATTTGACTCAGTAGACAAACTGGCAAAGTCCTACGTTAATGCAGTCAAGATGATTGGTGGTAAGCCAGAAAACCTAATTCAACTTCCGCAGGAAGGAGAAAATAGGGAGTCTATCTGGAATCAATTAGGTAGACCAGAACAACCAAATGGTTATAATTTTGACGAATTTGGTGATCAAAATGGTGAGTTAGATGGGTTTCGTGAGTTTGCTCATGATTCTGGCCTGACTCAACAACAAGCAGATAATATGCTCCATTTGTATAACGAGATTCAAGAAGAAGAACATAATGCTTCTACTCAACAAATGGCAGATATGAAAGTCCAGACAGAAATCAATCTTCAACGTGAGTGGGGGAGAGATTATGATGGAAAATTAGACTATGCCAAACGTGCTTTCGGGCAAATTGGTACACCAGAACTCAGCAAACTTATGGACGAGTCTGGCATGGGTAATCACCCTGAAGTGATCCGTGCTTTTTCTAAAGTTGGTGAGATGCTAGGTGAAGACTCCTTAGTTATCGGTTCAGGGCTTGGAGGAAATAGCATGTCCCCGGATGCCGCTAAAGATGAAATCCAAGCACTGTATCGTGACAAAGAGTTTTCTGAAGCATATAGGGATAATCGCAATCCCGGTCATAAAAATGCGATGAATAAAATGGACAAACTCTTCAAACAGGCATATCAAGGCCAAGGAAGAGTACGTTAATACATCACACCTTCACTAAAAGAAGGTTTAGACCGAATAAAAGAAGCAAGTAGATAGATAACCCTTCGGCCTATCGAAAACTGCTTTGAGACCCTTTTATGGACAATCTCTAGGTTAGAGTGATTTCTAATCGGAATGCGAGTGGTTCGTGTTCCTAGATTTTTTTCATAAAAGGATTATATGGCTAATTATCATGACATTGAAACGTCTTATGTGCATAGGTATTCTGCCGATGTACTACATTCGCTTCAACAAAAAACAACACGGTTACGTAACTTCGTAACTAATAAACCAGATTGCTCTGGTGTTGCAGAATTTATCGATAAGATAGGTACTGCTGAAGCATTGGATAAAGTCGCACGTTTTGCTGACTCTCCTGTGCAAGCAATATCCCACAAACGCAGACGAGTATCTGCTCAGCCTAAAAATGCAGGTTATTTTGTAGAAGGTTTCGATACACGTAGAATGAACTACGATGTGTTTCAGCCATATGCAGAAGCAACCAGTATGGCAATGGCTCGTAAGATGGATGCAACTATCGTTGATGCCGCTTTCGGTTCAGCATATGAATCAGATGGTGGAGCAATGGATGGAGCAACTGAAGTGGTTTGGAATAGTTCAAACTTCCCAAAGCAATTCATTGATAAGACATTCTCTTATGGTACTGCAACAGATGCAATGAGTGGTATCGTAAGCTCAAATGCTTCTGGTGGTGGTCGTACACTATCAATCGACAAACTCCTGAAAGCACGTAGGACACTTGCTGAGAACGAAGCAGACCAATATGATGAAGGTGGTAATCCACTTTATTTCTTGGTTTGTTCTGCGGCTCAGATTGAAGCTCTACTGCATTCAACTCAGGTGCAAAGCTCGGATTATAATAATATTCGTGCGCTCGTAGAAGGTCAGACTAACTATTTTGCAGGTTTCCAGTTCATTAGGTACGAAAATATGCCTACTACTGGTACAGGTGCAACTCTAGTTGAGTCTTGTTTGGCCTTTCACCCACAAGGTTTAGCCTTTTGTTCATGGCTTGATCCTGTGACTGAAATTGAACGTCGTTCTGACAAATCGTTTGTTCCATATGCATATTTTGAAATGGATATTGGCGCAACGAGAGTATGGGAAGAGATGGTCATTCAAGTTGATTGTTACAAACCAGCATAACCCATAAATTGAAAGGACAATATGGCTAATTCATACGCAGTCGATTACAAGAAACGACACGTTACACTCCCTGCTAAGTTGACAGAAGTTGCAACTAACGGTGGGCGTATGCGTGTTCTTTATGATACCTACACAACTGCATCTAATGTTGAAAATGACTTAATCTACTTCGGTAAGTTGCCCGGTGGAGCTAAAGTTTGGGAGGCATCATTGTATGTTTCTGCAACAGCAGGAGCAGGGATAACTGCTGACTTAGGTTATGCTTCTACAGCATCAACCGATGTCGATGCATTCCTTGATGGAGTAGACGTTCATGTTGCTACTACAGCCTATTTTATGGCTGGTGGCGCAGATACCGATACAGGGAATAAAAACAATAAGTCTAATGCACCAGTATCTATACCTAATGAAGTTGATATAACACTCAAAGTCTTAGGTGATGATCCCGGTGATGGAAAGGTTTGGCAAGTACAAATCTGGTACACAGTAGACTAATAATAATCGGGGGTTGGGAAACTGACCCCCATTTCTAACAGTTACTATGGATAAAACTGGTATAGCTAACCTTGCCTTGAGTAATCTAGGCGAAGCACGAATACAAAGTCTTACAGATAATAATGGTAGAGCAAGAGCATGTAATGCACGTATAGATGGTGTTATAACCACTATTCTACGTATGCATGTATGGAACTCTGCATTACAAAGAGAAAAATTAACAAGTGTAGGAACTCCTGTGTTTGGATGGAATTACATGTTCCAACTTCCTTCAGATTGTATAAAAGTTGTTGAAGTAAATCCTGTCTCAAAATATCAAGTAGAACAAAAGAATATTTTATCAAATGAGTCATCATTGTATTTACTTTATGTTGCAACTCCTTCCGATATTCAGAATTTAGACCCTCTACTTGCTGAAGCAATTGCAATGAAATTAGCAGTTGAAATTTCTGAAACACTTACCAGTAAACAAGGGTTAAAACAGGAAATGATGCAAAAGTTTGTTATTGCATTACAGGAAGCAAGAGGTGCGAACTCTAAAGATCGTACACCAGATAGACGAGAAGAATCCTCATACTTAAATGCTAAACGTGGATTCTATTCACATACTCATAGAACTTTCAATACACCAGAAAAGGGTTACGAAGTTGACACAGGTGCATGGAAGAATAATAGCGGTAATCTAACTAGCACATGAGTAAATATGAATTTCTACAACCTAGATTCACTGAAGGTGTATTAGCAAAATCACTTCAGGGACGTTCTAGTGAGGAATTTTATAGTTATGGCTATAAAGCATCAAAAAATATGATCCCTATGGTATCTGGGCCTATAGTTAAAAGGCCGGGTACTAACTATATAGGAGAAGCATTAAATGACACTTCTAGATTTATCCCCTTTTTTAAAGACCAAAATAATACATATATTTTAGAAATTTCGTTAGTAAGTTCTAGTTGTACTATACGAGTCTGGTCACAGGATCAGTTGTTAAATGCTCATGGTACTACAACGCCATAT